CAGTCACTGATATCACTCTTTGTATACCAGTTTCAGTATAAATTCTATCTCCGTTGGTCAGATGTTGCACTGGCTTTTTATCCAGACAGTCGGTAAAAATATCATGATCCAGTGTGGCTTTGATGCGGCTATTTGTAAGTTGTAGTTCTGCCACTTGTTTCCGGCCCTTGATAATAATACCGTCAAAATCGCTCCAACCGGTATCTGTCAGTACCTGAATACCAAGATTATTTTTTATCAATTCTTCCACGTGCCCATCCCTGTGGCTGTTGTCCTTCAACGAAATAACTTTCATCTTTGCCGTTGTTGTACCATCGTTTACCCAGTGCTGCTCCTTTGTAACCTCGGCGGCCTTGGCTTATTTTAAGGTTGCGAGCAGGATCGCTGTAGACCTTCTTCATCTTGTCAATGTACTCTTCGGTTTGTCTTAATCGGAGACGGTCATGCCGTTCTTGAGTAGACCAGACAGTGCCTTTTTTTCTTCCGCCGATCCCCGGACGCTTTACTCCCCGGTTTGGCGCTGGTTTACCATACATTGGATTTTTAGAACCTTTCATGCCTTCAGACTGAAGTGCATATATTATCTCAGCGCCTGACATCAAACCCGATAATCCTAACCAGGCCAACTTATCTTGCAGTAACCCATATTGCTCATATAATTTTTTGTGAGCTGCTGCATGTTGTTCAATTGTAAGCTCTACTAGATTCTCTGGATCATCAGTACCGCCCATGTGCTTGGGAATAATATGATGTTTATGGGTTATCATATCTTTATTTATGTCATAGATGATAAACTCAACATGGTTCGTAATTGGTCCACAGTGACTGATTCTACGTGACCATTGGGATGGCGTATTGTAACAGTAGAATCACCAGTAATACATTCCATTTCTCTGCGGAATCGTTCTTCACCCAGCTGGGCACGCTGCTCTGCTGCCCATGCCTCATCACGCTCGGGATGTTCGTTCCAGTAGGCTCTGTAGGCCTTGAAGCCGTTTACGCCCAGCTCGGTACTATTACCAAACTCGTCCACGCACTTGTTGGCTCCTTTCCATAGGAACGCAAACTGATCTTCGTCTGAATTGGGTGTGCTGGTGATGATGGCCTTACCGCCCGTGGCCAAGGTGGGTGATATAGAAGTCCAGAACTCCCGAGCTATGGTCGGTCTCACAAACGCGAATTCGTCCGCATACAGCAAGGAAATACTCATACCACGACCAGTTGTTTCAGTTGTGGTCTGGCTCACTATCCTGCTGCCGTTGTCAAATTCCAAGCTGCCCTTGTTGTAACTGGTGGCACCTGCGCGGATATGATCGGGGCAGAACTCATAGGCATAACGGATGCGCTGCATGATCTCTTGGGCACCAGTGTATTTGTGCGCAGCGATCAAGATGGTTGAGTCCGGCACGAACATGGCGTACCACAGGAGATAACCCGCAGCCGAAGTTGACTTGCCGGTCTGTCTGGGCATGAGGCTGATGCTGTAGCGAAAACAGTGATAGGTCGAGATCAACCTTTTTTGATAGTCAAAAGGATGATACAACATCTTGCCCCTGACAGGATGCTGTATCATGAAAAAGTTATCCATGAAAAACATAGGACCATTCACGGGGTCAGCGCATTGCGCGAATTCCATGACCTGTTGCTGGGTGTAGATCTCCTGCCGGTGGGGACTTTTGACCAGGACAGTTTCAGTAGGGGACTTTATTGGCATAACCACTCCAATTCTGGCCAAAGTTTCACAAACGCACCTTCCTGGTCCGGATGATATACAGTTTCATTGGACCACACATGCTGACGGAATTGAATTTGATGGGCCTGGGGGTCGGCGGGCGTCTGTGCCAGATTGTGTTGGGCGGATCGGAAAAAATCCAATTCACAAGTTGACATGAAATCACCGCAAGTGCTCAAGAGCAGGGCCACTTCGTCCAGCGCCAAATGGCGCAAAGCCGGCGCATGTTGCATGGGATCTAGGTGAGCGGGTTGGAACAGATTCTGCCACAACACAGTAAGCCCTCGGTCATGGGCCCACTGTCTAAATTCAGTCAAGCGCGTGCAGTTGTAGATATTGTACACTGCATGTATGCCGCCCCAGTGTCCTTGATTGTGCATGAGATCCTTGATGATATCTATGTTGCGATTGAGGAGATCCCAGCTGCCCCCATGCCGCACATACTGATAGCGCTCGCCTATGTTGTCAAAGCTCATGCTCCAGCCCACTCGTCGGCGTTGCGCTATCTTTTGGAATATACGGTTACGCTCAAAGTTGACCGATGTGTTGGTTATCAAGGTCACTATGCAGTCCTGGGGTATCACGTCCAGCAGCCGTTCGTTTTCTGGCAACAGCAGGGGTTCGCCGCCTACCAAGGCCACTTCTCTAATGTTGGTAGCGTGATGCTCAAGGAAATCACAGACCTGATCATAGTAGGGCCTCAACCCATTCTTTACTGGTGTTCCCTGTTTGATACTCTGCCACTTGCTGCTGCAATAGGGTCCGCAGTAGTTGCAGCTGAGATTGCAGGTGGTGTTCCAGCGTATGTCTATGATGGTAGGATCAAAAGCAGTAATATCAGCCGTGGTCACATCAAAGTCTTGATTCACATCATTGTGCCAGTGTCTTTCGCTGCGACCATACTGCTCGGCCTGGATACAGTTATGGCAATACTCAGGATGTAGCCGACCTAATTTGATGGTTTGTCGTATCTGTCGCAGGCGCTGGCCGTTCAGGATGTCATCCAGGCCGTGATCTGTCAGTGAACCCAGCATGTTGGGATCACCCGCACAGCAGGTCTTGACGTCGCCGCGGAAGTTGATGTGCAGACCGCGCCAGGGCGCTGCACAGTATTTTGGTTCCATCTGCTATTTACTGGCTGCGATCAGTCCGGAAACATAAGCCAGGTGATCGGATCAGTTGCACCAGCTTTGTTTGGCATCACCGTAGTATTCACGAGCAAAGCCATTGCGGATTAGTTCAGCACGTAGGCTAACTCCGTTTAGAATAAGATCGCCTAGCACACGGCCACCAAACTTATCCCATCCATAGAGAATAACTTGATGCTGTTGCGTAGTGGCCACAGCATTTTTAGTAAAAGCTGTTGCGGCTTGTCCTCGCTGATCTTCTGAAGGACATTGGGCACGGAATCCTTTTTCAGGAGTGTCGACACCAAAGACTCGGACAGCAAGTTCTGGCTTGAGTGGTGCTGGGAGAAAGGGTGCCGCTATGACTACAGTATCACCATCGTTTACACGAATGATTTTGGCGTCATAGGTCGCACCTTGCGGTGTTTTTTGTGCTAGAGCCAAAGCAGGCAATAGTAGCAGTGCTAATATGAATTGTTTCATTTTTTTCCTTAGTCGTTGTACCAAACCAGTGAAGCAGCTGCCTTTTGTATTGAAGCCGTCGACCGAATAGCAACAGATACTGTGCTACCGGGCGGAACAACCAATCTATATGCTTCCAACGCAAACTGCACTGAGCTGCCTGTGTTACCCACAACAAAACTTAGAATAGGATATACTGTAGCAGGATCAAATGTACCAGTTGCGGTACTGACAGTGACTGGATATCCATCTTGACTCACAAAATCTTGTACGCCTGTGGATAGTGCTGCATCCAAATACAGATAAACTTCGGTGGGGTCGTTGCATTGAGTGGTTGCTACAAAATCATTCAACAACGTTTCGATGGTGTTGATAGTGTTAGACCAAGTATAGGGATTTTGAATGCTCAACAAATGATGTAACACATTTTGTGTAAGGGTAGTTTTGGTAGTGGCAATAGCACCAGTATAACTGTTGCGGTTGGTAATGCCTTCTAGACCTGACATCATTGACGCTACATCAATGGTAACACCTGTGCCTGACCCTGAGTTCAAGGCCAAGGCTGCAATCTTGAACGCAGGATTAGACACTGGCAGTTGGGTAGCCGAAGCAGATCCTGCCCATATCAACTGATAAAATAGTTCATATTGACCGGTTGAGGGATTAAGCACAAAAAAGTTGATACCAGCCCAACTGTATTTGACCTGATACTGATTGTATAGTTGTCCGTCGAACCATGCAGGCATGTTAAAATCGGTGCCATCATAGAACCAATTATTAGTGGCTACGACTCCAGCCTGATCTTGTGAAATACTTCCTGAGAATGTTCCGGCACCAGAGATGGAAAATGTGCCACCTAAAGGCCCCAGTGTCCCAGTGTACAGTAACTCCACTGTATTGTCTTTGTCACTGGCCAACCAAAGTCCGCCAAAGTTGGCATTGGATATCTGATTGGCCACTTGTCCAGTGGTTAGACCAGCCGATATACTCACAGTATAGGTCACGCTGTTGAGCACAATAGTAACTGTTTGTGCTCCTGAATATGAGTTTACTGTGATACGATATATCGGTGCTCGGCCGTTGTAACTATGTAACACACCAAACTGTGTGCCATTGTAGCCAAAGTAGTAGGAATTTTCTTGATTCTGTACACCCAGTCTCTGACTGATATTGGCTCGGGCTGTGTCAAACTTAGCAAACCACCGTGCCATGAATGTCTGACCAGGTTTGAAAGTGTTGAATCTACGACTGCGTAACAACGCATAAGAACCTGTGGTCCCTGAACATGTTACTGTGAATGCTCCACCGGTATGACTGACGTTGCCGCTGCTGGCTGTGTAGATCTGATGATCGTAGTTATTAGTGCCGTAGCGTCCATCGGTTTGTACCACTGGAGTGATAGGTATAGCATAGGGCTCGCCGTAGAAATCGCCCACTGACAGTGAAGGGGTGACTGTGACATTGCCACTGGTGATTGTAGCATTGACGTTGCCGTCCACTGTTAAACTGCCGCCACCGTCAACTACAGTGACATTGGCTGTGATACCCGCTAGGTTGCCAATGATACCAACATTGCCAGTGATAGGATTGACTGTGACATTGCCTGTGATACCTGCTACGTTACCAATGATACCAACGTTGCCCGAAACCGAGACATTACCACCGGTCACTGTGACATTGGTATTGCCAATGGGCATATAAGGCACATTGAGTATGCCAGAAGTTCCTATTTCGTCAAGATGCACATGAACAGGATTTTCTGGGGTACTGTCAACGGTCACTGTTCCAGGAATTTGAACATTGCCCTCAATGACAATGTTTCCTGCAAAACCTGTTCGCATATACACATTGCCAGTGACTTCGTCAAGCGCCAGGGCCTGCGTTATATTACGCAGGTACCAGGGTGCTACTTCCGTGGGATTGGGTTCAGCCATTGTTCTACCTCGTTTGGGTATTTATGGCCAGGCAGTCTATCTTGTGTAACCGGAGAAGGGTCTTATGGGGCTGGTTTTGTTGACCAGGCTGGGCTCATCGCTGTCGGGGGTGCTGATCAATTTCTTGCCGCCCGGCGTGTTGGTCATGCGAAGAGCAGCATCAATCACGGGTGCGATGCCCGAGTTCATGCCCACTACCACACCATGCTCGCCAAACGCAGTCTCGGGCGACCATGCGGGTCTATCGGGGTTGATGTCATCTTGGCCCACATCGCTGCGAGCTCGGGCTATGGCCACCCCAAATCTATAGTTGCGATAGGGATCAGCGGCACTGAGTCCCGGTATCACATAGGTCCAGCGCAGTGGCTCGGCCTGCTCAGGTGGTAGGTCGTGTTGCTCAGTTATGAATTCTCGGGCTCTCATCGGGGATAGCCTCCAAATCCCTTGATGGGGCTGGTCTTGTTCACTGTGTCCATCTCTTCGCTGTCCATGTCACCGTTATTGAGATCACGGTGTTGGGCTCCCACAGCCCGATAGGCCAGTTTGAGCATGTCTTGTTCTTCTTGGGTGTAGGGGTGGGCACTTTTGTTTTTGCCCACCCAGCTGGAGCGATCCATGTCAGGAGGCGTAACGCCGTCAGTGGCTGCCACGGCCATCATGACTCGATTGAGAGTATAATCACTATTCCAATGTTCAGCATCGCTAAAAACATTGAGTCCGCGAGTGGCTGACTGGCGGCGTTTGCCAACCACACCATCTGCTTCCTGCAGGAATTCGCGGGCTCGCATGATTAGAACACGCTGTAAAGAGCCGAACTGGCAGTGCCCAATTCCAGCGCGGTGAATGCGCCCGCGGAAGTAACAGTTACCTTGTTGCCGGCTCCCACATACATCTGATAGGTCGTATTGGCCGGTACGTTGATGGGTGCGCTATAGATATTGCCCACGGCCGCGGCCGAGCCCAGAGCCACGGCATAGACCTGTACCCAGGCATTGGCCGACGCAGTGCTGATTTCCAACTTATCGGTATAGACCGTGGCGTTGGACAATGAAGTGTAAACGTTTGCTGGCATTATTTTCTATCCTTGTTGATACAGATCCAACCTCGTGGCTTGTCTTTGAGCAGATGGTTCAACACTGGCGCCTGATCATGCCCTGGGTTGGGGTGGACCGCGGGCACTGTGCGAAAAAGATCTTGCGGCTCAAATACTCGCACGCCAGTATGGACACGATCAACGCTCATGTTACCAAGCCCTGCAGGACCAGTAGCGAGCTTTCCATCGCGGTCCTGGATTAGCGCAGTGATGGCGTGCCCGGAAACTCTTGCGTCGTTTGGGATTGGACTTCTTGATGCGCATCTTCTTGTCACCAAAGTTGACCTTGACCACATTGCCCTTGGGTCCTCGCACGTAGACCTTGCTCTTTTTCACATCACCTGCCATGGGCTTGCCCAAGGGCACTTCGCGACCTTGGTACTTGGCTTCCATGGTGTCTTCGTCGTTGTACTGTTCGGCGTCCAGTTGATCAGCATAGTCGTGATCGTTATCTTCTGCATGGTCGCGCATGTCCAAGAACAGTTCGCCAAGGTCTTCTATAAAGTCTGGATCCACACCCTCGCTCTGGAGGAATTTTTCCACCGCGGCCAAGTATTCATCATCGTCGATATCACGGGGCAGATCAGTCTTGTCGTTGAAGTCGTAGTAAAGGTTGTCTATGGTGCGTTTGATTTCACCTTCTGTGATCGCGGGCGCCTTGGCACTCATACCGGCCAGTTCCTGGATGCGGGCCAGTTGCTCAAGGTCTTGATCAGTTGCGGGTTTGACCCCGCCGTGAAACTTTTTGATCCCCAGCAAACGATCCAACTTTGCTGTGTTTGTTTTGCTGAGACTACGACCTTCTGGTTCTGTATCCACGGGATCACTGCCACCGTAACGGCCAGGTTTGGCATGATGCACACGCGTCTGTTCTGCCACACCTCGCGACATGTTATCGATAGGCTGCCTTATATCTGACTCTTGAAGACCATTTTTTTGTAGGATACCAAGTATGCTATTTTTTGCAGTTACCAGTTCCCTCCAGTTATTTTCGTCTTTGGGATCGCTGTGTGGCATACGTGCCAATCGTTGCGTGATCACAGAAATCAATCTTTTGAGTTCTTGTGAATCTTCGTAGGATATTTTCAAATTGGGCACACGACGAATTTCATAGCCCATGAACGCTTCTGCCATATCTTGCTCTTTGATCTTGGCCATGAGTATGCCACTGGGACTTTCGTGATCACCGCGATTGGCTTTCTTGTAAACTTTTTTGCCTGTGTTGGGACTTACATAGTAGTCACCGTTTTTGTCTTTGCCGATTACCTTGATTTTGTATCGGGCATCGCCGAAGCCTTCCGCCACACCTTGCTTAACAAAACCAATGCCACCACAAGCACCACACTTATAACGCTTGGCACCTTGCTCGTTTCCTGGTACAACTTTTCCATCTGCTGTTTTCCAAACAGTACCACGACCATGGCATCTCTTGCAACCAGTGTTGGGATTCTTAATAGTTGCTCCGGGCATATGATCTACATCGTACGGGAAGCCTTCCGCCACACCTTGACCGTCCTGCGTCCGCAACATGCGTTCTACCTGTTTGACCCAGGCGCTGATGTCACTACTGCCAATCTCTTCGACATCGCCCACCCACTCGGCCACTTGGTCTATGGCTGCCATTACAGCCTCGGGGCCGTATTGCAGTAGGTCATGCCGTTGATTGAGTATGCGCCGGGTGATGGCCGAGGCCACTGGGCTGTCTACCCGCTGCTCGCCTAGAGCTGATTCTTCAAACTCTTCGGCGCTGGGCGGGCTCACTTCACGGCGGTAGGGATCTGAGTTTTCTTGCGTGTAAACCTTAAGATCAAATATCTCTGACTTGAGTTTTTCTATTTGTTGGGGATTGGTTACTTTAACTGGATAGGTTTTTCCGTTCCATTCAAAACTTTTAGCACCTTGTTCAGCTGCTGCTAGGTGTGCCTTGGCAAATTCCAGGGCTTGTTCCTTTGAGCCAAATACCTTCCTTGCCAGCCATTCTAGAGCCTTGATTGTGAGTTTTCCACCTAACCAAAGTGCAGCGCCAGCAACCAGACCAGCTCCCAGTGCAGGGAGGAACAGTGCTGTACTACCGCCACCGGTGGCCAATGCCGTTCCCGCAGCAGCACCTCCTGCACCACCAATTGATCCTACCATAGAAGTCATACCTACTTCAGCATCACTAGCGCCTTTTCTCACGCTGCGAAGACCTTTTGCGATGGGGTTGTCTGGGCGCAATAGCGCCTCATCCAGCATGCCGTAACTCTCCAAGATCTGGATCATCTTGTCATCTGCGGCCAAGACCACACCATCTTCTGTGACGTCTACGATGTGTGATTCTACCAGGCATTCCTCGCGGATGTTGATCCCAAAGTCATCGCCCACTGCGGGTGCGCTGATCCAGGCCTCGCTTTCTTTGATGTAATCTTGTAGCTTGCGTGTCATATGTTTATCCAAAAAGTTTTTTGAGTGTGTTGGGGCCGGCCACACCATCCGCAGTCAATCCATGCGCGGTCTGCCATTGGCGCAGGGCCGCATCAGTACCGGGACCAAAATGTCCATCGGCCGTGAGACCCAGGCATTCCTGCAGACGTTGTACCCACTCGGTATGCGGACTACCTTGGCGCAGTGTGGGCCAATTGGCTGTTTCGTTGTTGGCTGGTTGGGTAGCAGCAACCGCGATCTGACCTCCCAGGACCTGGAGATTATGCTCGGTATGTGCCCGGCGTTCTTCCAGGCCCAGCGTACCACCATTGATGACCTTGGTGATGCGCGTGACATCGTTTTGATCGGCCAAGGCATTGAGGTTATGCTTCCACCAAAACCAAGCGGCGCTTTCTACAGCACCCTGCAGGGTCTCTAGGTAATCCACGGCCTGGTCCAGGCTGTATTGGATGCTTTCAGCGAACGCGGTATAGTTGGCCTTGCCGGTAAGCTGGATAGCACCACGACCACGATAACGGAAACCTTCACCCGATGTTTCGTCACCGTTGCCCATGCGACTGCTGTAGACCTTGTTGGCTATGGCTTCGGGTTTGCGATTATAGGGCTGTGCGCTTTCCACAGTGGGGAAACGACTGGGCCATACTTTGTGTAGCTGCTCGGCCGAGTAGTTGAGATTCTCTTTTAGAGCAGTAAAATCCACGCTTTCGTGACCGCACTGGGCCAGGAAGTGTGCCACGCGCTCCGCGGTGTTGATCTCGTAGCGCGGCAGCACGGCTTCCAGTGCATCATACAGAGCTGCTGCGTTCTTGTTGCGTTTCGCGCATTGTGCTAGTTTATCCGCATCAAACTCAAATTGCCATCCCACTGTCGACATCGTGTGTTATCCTTTGTATTCTTGCCAGAGACGACGCATGTTCAGGATGCTCTCTTCGACTTTTTCGTCATCTTGTTTTTCTTTGTTCTGGGCAGCTTTCTTCTTGATATCCAGAAAGTCGGGTTTGGCTTCTTTGATTCCTGCTAGATCCCGCATGCGCTGGATACTTTCATCCATGTCTTTGTCGCACTCGCATGAGCCCTCATACATACCGCATTCCATGCACTTGGCTTCTGCCATGTGCTGCGACTCGTCCACGCCCAATACATCTTGCAATTTTTGTGCCAGGAATTCATGGGGATCATCGTCGCCGCGGATATCACCACGCTGGAAGTAGTAGTCATAGAGCGCATCACGTAGCCCACTATCCATGGCACCCGACTGTTTGAAGTCAGCCACGGCCTGGGGGTAACGATCAATGATCTGATCTAGATTGGAAGCAGGTGCTTCTCGGACCTGCACCGCGGTCACGGGCACAGTGGTCTGACCATCACCGGCCACTGTGGTCTTGGGCTTGTTGAGACCACCCGAGTATTGCAGCGCGTCATCCGAGGTCTCGGTATTAGTGGGCCAGTCGGGCTGGTTTTCGTCCACCTGTTCAGCACAACCACAGGGCTCTTGGCCGCAGGTGGGGCAAGCATGCTGGCCTTGTTGTTCCATGCCAGTGCCTATGCCAGCAGCCCGCAACATTTGAGCCAGTTTGGCCGCATCGTCGTCGGTAGCGGACACGCTGACACTGGGTGAACCTTCTGTGCTGGTACTGATGTTGATGCTCATGCTTTCAGCTATCATGGCTTCTAGATCACGATTCATGCTGTCGTAGATGCCTTTGCCAAACTGCATGCCCTTGCTTTTCTTGGGTGCACTAGCTGGCGCAGTGGCCACTGAACCTGAAGTGGTGGTTTCTTCCACTTCCTCTTTGCCTTTCTTTTGGGGCAGATCTTTTTCCTTGGTAGCTGCAAATTTGTGCAGTTCCTTCTTGCTCATCTTGGCCATCTCTTTGGACGCACCACGCAGCTTGCTCTTGGGAATCTCACCTTTTTGGGCGGCATGCGCGATACCAGCAGCGCGGCGCTGGGCCACGCTCACGGCTTTTTCGTCAAGCTCAACTTCCATACCCTGCTCGCCTGCTCGCTCGTGCTGAGTCTGCATGTAGTCGCTTACCGCAGAGATCATGCCCTTGGCCTTGGTCAGCTTGGCTTGGACCCATTCTGGTAGATCTTCGCTATCGCCTAGTATTTTTTCTAGGGCACGAGCATCGCGCACCAGGGTGTGGATATCATCTTTGGCAGCATCGCCTTCCATGCCATACTCGCCCTGGTCTTGAATATCAATATCGTCTTCGCGGATAGCGCCTTTTTGTAGTAGTTTGCTCTTGCCCGGGATCTTCATACCGATCTTTTTGCCTTTGCCGGCACCCACTGCCTTGCGACCGAGTTTTTTGGGTGTAGCATCTTGATCTTCATCATCCTGATCAAACTCTTCGGGCTGGGCACCATAGGCGCGGCCTTTGACCTGGCGCACTGGCAGGTCGGCCAGCTTGACTTCGTCTACAGGTCCTTTGCGTTTGTCGGCTGTTTTCTTCTTGACCAGTTGCAGCACGCCCTTAGCATCACGTTTTGCGGTTTCTTTGCCGCCTGTGGCCTTTTCGATGCCTTTGACCAGATCTCGTGTCATGTCGCGACCTGCACCAGCTTCCTTGACACCTTTGGCTTGGCGTGCGGCCTGGCGCATGGGTTCGGTCTTGTTGCCGTCTTTGTCAAGATCCAGGAAATCAGGTTTGGCTGCTTCGCCCACACCTTTGCGCAGCTTGGCCAACACAGCGCCGGCCACTTTCTCACCGCGCTCTTTTGAGCCATAACGCTCGGCAGCACCTCGGGCGATCTTGGCAAAGGCCTTGCCAGGCCGGCCGATGTCTTTGCCGGCACGTGCCTTTTTGGCCGAGTAGTCGCCAGTCGAGCCTTCGGCCACAGCAGGCTGGGCTCCTTCGTTCAGCTGTTCTGGCGCTTTGGCCAGTTCGGCCAACTTTTTGTTCATGTCGTAAAAAAATGTCATTGTGTTATCCTCTGGGCTGGGCGCCGGTGGCCGGCTTGGGTGGACGCTTGACCTTGGTCATAGGGCTTTTATCTCCCATGGGCAAGTCATTGGTGGTCTTAGCGGGCGGCGTCCGGCCCCCAGCCACAGTAAAGTCACTGCTATAGGCATTTTTGAGAACCACGTGATCATGCGGTTCTGCGCTGTAGTCTTTCTTGAGAGCACGCTGTTCGGCGGTGTCCGCGGGATAGTCCGTGTCCTTCAAAAGATCCTTGTTGTCTGCTTTGATCTGCTCATACTCATCCACCATGCTGTCGGCATAGTCCCGAGCCTGCATGCACACGCGATTGGGATCTAGACCAGCCAATTGAGCCAGCTGTTTGATCTGGGGTTCGATCGCAGGATAGCGAAGGCTCACATCGATCATATTGACCCTCTCATTGCGATGATTGGGAAAGTCGGTGGGTATGGCCTGCACTGGGGTAGTGCGCATGTCTCCGATGCGTACTGGGTCAAACTGGTCCAATTTGACCTTGATCTGTTTCATAGCGTCTGCGGGTAGATCACCGCAGATCTTTATGCGGTAATCATAGGTGCGTTCGCTTTCAGCTAGGTATTTGACGAATGATTTCATAGTGAATGCCCTCGATATATTTATCAGTGATTGGTTTTTTGGTCGCCGCCCTGCAGTATATGCGCCAATAGTTCGTTGCGGCTCAGCGTGACTCCAGTGCCAGTTTGGGGCTGTGGAGCTTCAGCGTTGGTCTGATCCAAACGTGCCTTTTTCAACTGTAGATCCACCATGCGCAGCTTCTTGTTGAGCTTGGCTGTTTTGGCTGTGATCGCGTGTCCCAGCATGTTGGACGCTACTCCAAAGATCTCGCTGCTGAATCTAGCATCCACGTTCATGCCCAGTTCGATCAGCTCTTGGTAGCTTTTGACTGCCATCTGGGCCAGATCGTCCATCTCGCTGTCACTGGATTCCAGGCCCTGTACTCCGGGCAGCGCAGCATCTATCTTGTCTATGGTAGCGTCCAGTTGGGCCAGTGTTTCTTGGCTGGGCAAGGGTGCGGATTCAGGATGATCCCTTGGCTCGGTGGTCTCCTGGGCAGGCAGATTGAAAAGATCTTCCAGTTTCTTGGTCATGCGGTATTTATTGGTGCAAACCACTCTCGGTGTAAGAGAGGATACTTGACTGCCTCCCAACTAATACCTAGCTTCAATGCTATTTGTCTACGGTTCAGTCCCGAGTCATACAGAGCAAATATTTGTTCTGCTCGTGCACGATTCTTTTTGACATAGGATTCTTGACGTCTCTGGCGGTGTTTAGCTGTCCACTTTTTCCCTTGGCTCTTTGCTGCATTTTTGAGACAGTTCTCAAGTCTTGAAGCTACGGCTTTTTCCGTCCAAGTTTTGGTTTGTTGAAACTGTCTTATCTTTTCTCGGCGTTGCTGTTCTTGCACACAATTAGGATCTTGAGTTTTAGCAAAGTGTTTAAGTTTTTCGCTGTGTTGTTGCCTACGGTCGGCAGTCCACCAGGCCAAGTGGGCCTTTCTTCCACATCGTCTGGCATATTCATATTGATAAGAGTTTAGTGAATATCTTCCTTCCCCTATGTTTTGAATCCATGCCATTGCTGTAAAAGCATAGAGCATCTTATAACGGTTATGATGATTGGCACACATCTTAGTCAGCAACAAATGGCAGACAAAATGCTCTCGAGCGGTCAGACGAACCAAATTTGTGCGATCGTTACTACCGCCTAGGCTCTTTGGCAGGATATGATGTTTTTCGGTGTACTCTGTTGTTACGCGAGACTGGGCCCGATGGATAATGTTATAATACCACCGAGTGTATTTGTTGCAAAGATAAGTATTCACGCTGACACTCCCTTTCAGTGTTAGAGCAGTTGGGCATTGGCGTGCCGCGAACTGCACTTTTATTTACCTTGATGAAACATGTCAAATTCTGTAAGAACCCTAAAGCTCAAACCCGCACGCTTGCACCACTTTTGGGCCGCGGCCCATTTGGCATAGTTGATGGCCACTACCGCACGGTCCCGGCTGTTCATCTTGCTTTCTACCACGCTTTGTTTTTTGGGTTTGATTTCGATTATCTCGGCATGTAGCTTGTTGCTGCGATCTCGGTACCGTATGAAAAAATCCGGCACATAGTTGGTAGTCTTGCCCGTGAGCGGATGGCGATAGGGTATGCTGATGCATTCACTGGCCCATTCCAACACCGCGTCGTTGTTGTCGCAGAAGGTCATAAAGCTCAGTTCCCAACCGCTGCGATATCTGGGTCTGTTCTTGCCCACGTACTTGGCAGGGTTTTTGATCACATACTCACCCTGCGCCCAGCGTCTCATTGCAGCACGTTCCTCTGGGCGTAGCGGTTGGGAGTGGGTGTCACGCTCACACCCAGTTGGGTAGCGATGCTGCGGATCTGATTGAGATAGTAGGCCAATTGGGCGTTGAGATTGACGCCATTGGTGCCTTCAAAAGATTTCAGCAGGGTCAAGGCAGGCGTGTTGGTTTCTTGGGCTATGCGAAACAGGGCCACGGTAAAATTGCCCGCGGCCAGTCTGCTGCTCATGGTCTTGAGAAAGTAACTGTGTACCACGTCATATTCAGCGGCAGGCACGTCAGCTTCATAGCGATAAAAATTATCGTAGACCCTGACCGTGAGGTCTTTGTTGAGATTGGTAGCGTTTACTGATCCGGTTGTCATGATTTGGTAGTGGTATTGTCGCCCCATGTTCTATAGGGTATCAGCACTGACTGCACAGGTTTGGTGCGTGCCAGCGCCTCGGCGTTGCCCAGGACTTTGTTGCCCGTGGCCACTGCTTCATTTATGGCAATGCTCTTGAGGTTCTTGCCTTTGAAGGTGTTATAGGTATTCATGGCCGTGCGCGCCGCACCTATCAAGCCCAAAGGACCTTTTTGCAGATCATCCACGATACCGATACCTGCATCCAACAGGCCGCCTTGACCAAATATGGTAGCATTGGCTCCGGGGCGAGCGATAGGACTGCGCCGCACATCGTAATGACTGGGATCGGCAAATCCGCTCATGTTGGCCACAGGGCGTCCCGCACCCACGGTACCGGACGCATATTTGACTGTTTCATAGGCGATGGTCATGCTGTGCTGCATGACGCCGTTGCCCTGGGCATAGTCATAGGTGTCATGGTTCCACGCGGTGATGATGGGATTGATCAGCACATACTCACAGTACTTGTGATTCTGATCCATGCCATAGATACGGATATCTTTGAAGAACGGCGTTTTGCCAGTGCCATCCACGTTGCTGGGCGTGGGACCACGATCGCTCACGCTTTCACCTATGAATCCCCAATCAGTGACCAAGGGTTTTTCTGCGTAGATGTCCCGCACATTGTAGTCAAACGCAGTGGTAGTGCCCACGGCATTGGGCTGCGGCTGTCCACCAGTTGACCCCAGATTGTATCTGTGAGTGGCGTCTTTGAAATAGTAGCTGAAATAGTAGTACCACAATCTGCGGGCATTGTCGCCCGTGTCATCGTGGAAGGTAATGGTCACGGGTTGATAGTTGATCTTGGTCTGGACTATGCGTTTGCGATTGTATTGGTTCAGCGTCTCAGTGTCCACGGTAAACTTGGGCAGATCCACGGTCTTGACTATGCAGCTGAGTTCAGTAAAGTCAAGATCTGCGTTCTTGAGATAGGTCACTTGATCAGTATTGACCGTGAACCCCACATGAAACTGGAACTTGAATCGAGGTTTGAGTTCGTAGCTATTGGTGGTAAAGACCCGACTGGCGTGGGTGTAATCACGCAGAGTCGAGTCTCCCAGGAAGCCGCTGAGAATCTGGTCACCTAGACCAAAGGGACCACCCCCGTTAGCCACGATCAGTGGCCTTAGACTGTGGCACCAACACCAGTCACAGCGCCAGCGATCGTCCTACCAACGTTGGTACCCACGCCTACGCCCACAGGTGACTGATTGGCGTTGTCGTAAGCGATGCTGAGTTCGATGGTGCAGGGCTCGTTGGTGCCGTAGTTTAGGTCACCGTACTGCGCACCTTTGAGATAGCAGCCATACAGTTCCCAAGTTTCCAACACTTCGGGCGAGATATTGCCGTTACCGCCGTCCAGTATCTCGATCTTGGTCAAGAACTTGTAGTCGATACCTGAAGCAGCTGATGCCATTTCAAGGAAGTCCATCTGCTTCTGGAGCTGCTGACCTACTAGGCGGCTGACCGAGCCCGATGCGTCATCACGAACGCTACAGGTAATGTCCGCCCAGCTGGGCTTGCCCGCCAGTTTCACGGTTGAGTTGTAAACTGGCAAGGTGATTTCCTCAAAAGTGGGATTGGGGCGTGCGCAGCTGATAACCTGTTTGGTCAGGTCAACCACGTCTGCATCAATTCCAAAATTTTGAAAACTCACGCGAAAGCGATATTTCAGCTTTGGCATCAACAGACCTTGGTTGCTGGCGCTTTGATCGCTGGCCAAAGGTACTGTCATTCTGTTTAGTGAGGCGCTTGCCATATGTAATCTCCTATATGCTTTATTTATCTTGGGGAGTGGCCATGTGTTTGACCACCCCCTCGGACATTATGCTCCTGCTGCGATCTCACCGGTATTTTTGATACGCAGCGGGATGTATATGAACTCCACTGCTTTGACCGGTTCTATGGCAATGTCAACCCACAGTTCGTTGCGATCAATACGTGCTGGAGTGTTGTTGCTGAGATCACACACCACCAAGTAGTCGTAGAGCGCACGTTTGGCCACCAGATCGATCATCAAGCTGTTGCAGGTGTTGGTGATCTCGTTGCGGGTGATTTCATCGTTGGGCTCGAACAGATACAGCTTGCCGATTTCTTCCAGGCGTCCACGCAAGAACGCCACTAAACGCGCCACATTGATACGATCCAGCGCAGTGGTAACCGTGGTCGAAGTCTTGTTACCAAAGTTAGTGATGCCCACGCCCGGAATAAAGGTTATGGGGTTCACATTGCGCTCATACAGGATATCACGCAGAGACTGGCTTACACCAATCTGCTGGAATTCCCCTGTAGCCGCATCGATGTAACCGATCGCGCTGGCGTTGTCCACCACACCCCGTCGTGTGCCAGCAGGTGCGAACCAAGGATAGCTGACCGCATCGCTGCGCAGTATGGTACGAACCATCATGTGGCTGGGTGGTGCTACCACCGTCTGTCCCGACAGATCTGACGTTTGGCAGCTGGGCCAGAACGTGGCCGCGTAGTTGCTGGTAGCCACCTGACCGTCTTCAGTGGGCAAGCCCAGACCGTTGTTGTTGGTAGCCCAGGCCACTAGATCGTTGCCAACCGCGGGCAAGCGCAGAGGTGTATCGCCAACCACGAACAGAGTGTTGTTGCGTTCGTTGCTGAGCGCTATCATGTTTTGGATCAGTTCGGGATAACCCGGAGTGCTGATCAAACTGAATCCATTCTGCTCTTCGCGTGCAGCTTCGCTGGTATCGATACCGCTCTTCAATGCCTGTACCACCATCTGGCGCTGGGCCAAACGTCCAGCCCACATGCTGCCATTGTCTTTGAGACCCGAGGCGCTGAGCCATGTGCTCTTGACCGAAGGCAGCGTGTCATCGGGATATCGCTGAGCATTGAACCAGTTGCCCTGATACTGCTTGACGTTGTAGCCCGAACGACGAGTGTTGAACAGCAGCATGCCCTGGGGATACAGTGCAGGATCCGGTGCATCCAGATCCAAGTAGTTGCTGGTCAGCAGGCTCACGATAGTGGGGAAAGGATCAGCCACGGGGTCAGTGGTACCATTGGGTGCCCAACGTGCGTCCGCAAACAGAACACCATTTTCAGTGACCTGATCCGTGGTGTCTATGGCCACCCATTGATCCACGCCTTCCACAGACTGCCAACGATACAGTTTGGGATAATTTTCTAGATCGCTGCTGTCCAACCACAGATCACCATACACCAAAGGACTTTCAGCTTCGTCGTTTTGAGTCAGGGGTTCTGTGGCCGCGATGATCGGACCTGTGGCATTGGTCAGCGACAGATCGTATCCGCGCACGTCGTTGGTCACGTTTTGATAACCATACCATACACCGTTGTCTTGGATCATGATATCAACTTGGCTGGGTGTGCTGTAGTACCACAGCGTACCGTTGACAGGGTCAGTGTCGGGTGCTGTGTTATCAGCGGTGTAGTTGAACAGCGGATAGCTGACCCAGTTGGACAGAACCAAACGATTGGCAAAATTCTTGCTCTGCCGCACTTTGGGGGTCTGTAGGGTGATACCAGCTACCGACAGTGGTGTACCTATCAGGGGTTGTGTAATTATGTAGCCGCCCTGGCTGTGGGTAAACACGATGTTGCCCGCGCTGTTGACCGATGCACTCACATAGGGCACATTGGCTGCGCTGACCGCTGCAATGAAATCAGCCACTGTGCCTGTGCCACCAATGACCACATCGCCGTTGTTCAGAGTGCTCTGTCCTGCTTCGGATGCAAACAATCGGAAGGAATTGCCCACAGTAAAGGCCGTGCCAGTGGGCGTGGTGGTGCCTGTGACTTCCAGAGCACCCAGCTGATACCTTTCTAGCACTTCCAGTGATAGGGTGGAGCAGGGGTATAGATAATTGGCTCTGTCCCAAAACACTATGGTGGTGCCCACCGGAATATTTTTGCCGCCACCTGACGGATCAAAATAGTTATTGGCATCAACTTCAGTGTCAAACGCAGGTGTGTTTTGTGCCACGAAGTCACCCAACGTGGTTGAATACTTGCTGATTTTGAGATTGATACCGTTGTTGACTGGGCTCATGTTGTTCCAAACCGATCCAGTGGGATGGGGTTCGGTATCAGTGCTGCGCCAGCGAGGTGATTGATAGCTGTAGCTGGGCAGGTAAACCGGTGCAAGATATTCTCCTGCGGTCAGTCCCAGTGCGGTCAAAAGCGCAGAACCGCTCACTGTGCCCGCATCAATGGTAGCGATACCACAACCACCCGAGCTGCCATCGTTGGTAGCAGTGGAATCGGCATAAATGGCCAGGGCCCCGCCGACAGCGGCAGCCGTGATGCCAGTGATCGCGGCGGAATTGATCGCGGCCGCAAAGCCAGTCACTGTGTTGTTAGGACCCACAGGCACTGTGACCAACGTGTCGTTGATGTACATGTTGGCGCCCGCGGTCAAGGTGTTGGGAGTATTGATGCCAGTCACAGTGGGCCATGAATTCTGCCAATCGTCACTGCCAATCACCACCCAGTCATTGTCCATGTTTTTGTAGTAGCCATAGATGATGGGTGCGACGACGCTTTGTCCGGGCATGACCGATACCGCATAATCACCTATGCTGCCCACGTCCTGATTGGGTGTGTAATCACCGGTAGCATAGTCAACCACGTCATCGGGGTTGGTCAGCACCAAGGGAGTTTTCACGGTAAATGTGTTGGTGGTCTGATTCCACTCTTGGATGCCCCAGATGCTGGTGTCAGTATTCAACCACCAGGTACCATTGGCAGGTTCACCCATGGGTCTGCTGAGGCTGGCTGTGAGCTCTGTGAGGTTCACATCCACCCGTTGCACATAGGCACGATTGGTCACGCCCAGGGCGCTGTAGGCAGCCAACAGTCCGTATTCGTTCAATTCATAACCGTTGATAGGAGTACCAGTGGTGGTGCTGTAAAAGAACGGTACACCAAATGTGGCTACTAAATCACGCTGGCTGGTAATTAAATAGGTTTTGTTGGCATTGGCAGCGGTAGTGCCAGCGGCTACGGTTACACCGTCTCCGGAAACTTTGTTTTGTGCTGTGGCGACCAAGAAGTAGGGCACTGTGTTGACAGCCGATGGAATATATTGGCTCTCATCGATAACAGTTACTTCTACGCCGGGGGATACTAGGGCCATGGTAGGTTCCTCATATAAAGTGATACTGATATTTATTGGGAACCACTAAAAAAGGCCTGATTGCTCGCCCTTTGGCAAAGGTCCGCCGTAAATACGGCATGAACCGACCCCTATGCCGATCCTGTCAACAGCGTGCCTGTGCGGTAAACTATCACAGAGATGGGGTGATCCACTGGCGATCCAGATGCGAAAACTGCAACCGCAGGAATCGCCGTGTCAAGCCCGCTGTGCCCCGATGGCAGTCAGCTGGCTACGTCAAAAAAACCGTGTGTGATGTGTGCCGATTTAGGGCCAAGTACAGCCAGCAGATCTTGGTCTATCACATGGATGGCAATCTCAACAACACTGATCTCAAGAATCTGCGATCAGTGTGTCAAAATTGTGTGATAGAAATCAGTAAGAGTGACTTGCCTTGGCAGCCCGGAGATCTCGAACCAGATCGTTGATGCCTGCATACAGCTCATCCAAAGTGCCGTGGTTGGGAATCACGCGATCAAAATTGGTGCCTGCCCAAGCCCATTCGCTGGCATGCACTTGAGGATGTAGCTGACCCATAAGATCGGGATTGGTCACAGCCGTGGGCCACCATTCAGGGGTGTTGCCCCGGATCACTCGGATCACATGCCCACCGCTGCGCCGCAAAGCAGCCACTTCATTGGGGAAGCGGCAGTCAGATATCACTATGTCATCCTGGCTGCGGCGTATCTTGTTTTCCACACTGGCTACCCAGATGTCTTCGTGAAATCCCCGGCGACACACTTCGGTGCCCCAGTTTTGTAGTACCCAGCGGGGGGTCAGATCTGCCATGCCCAGTCGCTGGGCCCACCAAGGATCTACCTGTTCGCGCCACTCGCGGCTGTGCCGGGTGCGCCCTTCCAGCAGCTCACGCTCCCAACCAAACACCGCGCTCACAGCATCTTTGAGACTGGCCGCGAAGCTGTCCCTGCGGAACTGGTGTACGTTGACCAGATAGTCCGCGATGGTATCCTTGCCTGACCCTATTAGGCCGCAAACTCCTATGATCATTTGATCTCCTTGATGCCAAAATGTCTCAACGTGTCCTGCAGCATCAAGATCTGCCGTTTGCAATCTTCCAAAGCATGGTGCGTGGTAGGCGGTATAGACAATTGGGGCCAGAGGCTGTACACCGTGCGGGTATCTCTGATCTTGAAGAACTGCCAGGGTAAACTCATGCCCTGGCTTTTGAATGCGTGTTCCAGGATATTGGCATCGTAGGTCGGGCCGTTCATCCAGATACGGTTACACTGCCAGGCCAATTTGTACAGACCCTCCAGAGCCTGCCGCAGGGGCACACGGCCGCTTTCAGCAAAGGCTTCGTCTCGGCTGGCCTGGGGCTGTTTGGCCCACCAATCTAGCGTGTTGGGGTCAATCTGGCGATCAGCTTGGCTTTCGAGGTCCACCCGCACATAGTAGTAGCGATCATACCATCCCTCGTCCAAAGGATCAAAGGTTTGCGCGGCTATGGTCAGTATCGCAGTATCGGGACCGGTTGCCAGTCCCTCGATGTCAATCATACAGTCCAATTTTTTTACCCAATCTAATAAATACTATAACAAGTAAAATGTATGTTTACCGAAAACAAATACACTAAATGCTATTTTAGTATTATCCATCGAGCACAGTCAAGGACTTTGGATCAATCAGTCTATGTCGAGAAACACCACATCATACCACGAAGTTTAGGTGGTAGTAATGAAACATCTAACTTGGTTAAGCTAACCGGAAGAGAACATTTTATATGTCATTTACTTTTACCTAAAATGACTATTGGCACAAACAGAAAAAAAATGATCTATGCCATATGGATGATGTGTAGAGCTAATCGAGATCGGCGATCTGCATATAAAGTAACTGCAAGAGCATATACATCAATTAAAGAGGTAATGCGTAACAATCGAACAGCCAATGACTTTACTCCAGAATGGAAAGAAAGAATATCGATCGCTAAAAAAGGAAAGCCCGCTTGGAATAAAGGAAGACCGGTTCCAGAAGATCAAAAATCTCGTCAGTCCGCAACCAGAAAATCCAAGAACGGAACACCCGGATTTAATATCAGACCAGCATGTCGACCTGAAAAAGCAAAAGCGAGCAGTGATACCCAAAAGGGAAGAAAGTGGGTATTTTTTCCAGCGACCAACGAACGGAAACCGATAGAACCCCATGAAGTCAATACTTACTTAACCGATGGGTGGCAATTAGGCCAAGGTATACGCAAGAAGCCGATCACCCAGGAAGTATCTATCCGATCACCCAAGTCAAGGGCTGGCTACCGTCCACATACATCTTGAGCTGCTCGATAAGAGCATCCATCTGGGTCTGGCCTTCGGTTTTCATGGCAGTGCCATTGAGGCTGCCGCCACCTTGGGGACCTGCTATGGTAGCGAATTTTTCCCGGGCTTCACCTATGATCATCTTGGTGGCTGCTACCATGCAGTCCCGGAACCATTGGCTGATCTGGAAATCGCTTAGGAGGTTTATCTCGGGTTTGAGATTGTAGGTCCACAGCAACACCGCCTCGTTTGAGCCCTTGGGGTCGCGGATCAGTTGCAGTTTTTTGGTCACGGGATTGTAGGTGTAGTTCATATAGCCGCCAAACATCCTGGCAGCCAGTTCCACATACTGGCTATAAAAGTCATAGGTAGCTAGGCCGCCAGCCACGTTGAAGTTCATGAGATACACGTTCAAACTGGCCTGGGCAAAGGGGTCAAAATTGCTGGCAAATGGGCCCGTGGCATCACCAAAGGTGCGGCGGAATATCTGCCTCACGCTGATCACTTCCTGGGGCAGTTGATAGATGTTCTCGTCCTTGACCAGGTACATGAAGCTGTAGCTTTCTTCATAGGCGTTTTGCGCCCTCTGGCGATAGGTGCCCAGAGTCTTGACATACGCGGTCTCTAAGTGCGCGGGGTCTACTTCCACGTCGATGATCTGATCGCCCAGCATCAACTTGGTGTATTCGAATAGGCTCTGTTTCAGCTCAGCTAGACTGTTTTGCTGTTGTTCCATTTGGGGCTCCGGTCAGATATTTATGCTGCTGCCGGGCCCCTTTGAGCTGTTACCTAGCTTCTTCTTCGTCGTCAAACCAACGGCCCACGTCTTGGTCGGGACGGGGCTCTCGCCATGCTGACCCTTGGAATTTCCACCCCCGGGCCGTGGTCTGCATCCCATCGCTGGGTTCCGACCAACGATCCTGCCCAGCTGACCTGTCCATCATGCCGGGTTGAATGCGACTTGGCTTCATAGCATACTCCCTAAAGATACAGGGCCCTGCAGCGCCCACATCTACTTATCGCACACGCAGAATAATCATATCTTCGTTGCCACGGCCATTGAATTTGGTCTCAGTGGCCTTGATCTCTTTGAATACCTTGCGAGCCGCAGGTGCACCACCCGCCATGAGAGCCTTGATCTGCTCCTTGGGTTTGCGCAGTGTCTTGCGCACACTCTTGGTGGTGTCAATGCCTATGAGGCTGCTGCCCTTGACCGAAAACGATCCAGCCAGATCCTCGTGCACCACGTAGATCAGCTTGCGTCGTTTGGTATCATAGAGCCAGGCTTCCTGTCCATTGACCAGATCAGTCACGGGCACTGATTTGAGGCCCAGCTCGCCAAACTCTCGCAGATACTTGAAACGTGCTGTGAGCTTTTCGGGACTCACGGGTTTTTTCTTGCGGGGCTTGCGTTCTACCTTTTTGACCTGCACATAGCTGGCACAGTCCGCGATCACTTGCTCTGCGAATCGCGCCATGTTGCGCAGCTGGATCTTGGTTCGACCGCGATAGCCTTCAACCAGATCGGGATCCTTGCCCTTGGCCGCTTCTTCAAATTCTTTCTTGACTTGGCTCCAATGATCAGCTATTTCGCCCACCATCTGGGGCGAGATATTGCGTTCTCTCAACAGATTGATGGCTCGGGGCACAGTGTCGAACCTGCTGTTGTTGCTCAGCATGTCGTCGAACACACCTTCCAGTTCTCCCGCTACCTCGCGCATCTTGGTACGCAGATGATCTTGGATATTGGGTCTATCCACTCGCTTGACTTCAGCTTCCTCCTGGGGTTCTTGACAAGACAGGATGTTATGGATGCGATTGCGCACGAACTGATCTTCGCGCTCGTTGAGCTCCAACCCCATGGCGTTCATCCTACACAACCACCCCAGCGTGGTGGGAAAGCTGCGATCAGCCACTCGTGCCATGTCCTTGGCCAAGGCGCTGATCTTGTCCTGGCGGCTCAACCAATCAATCACGAACTTGCGAGCGTCTTTGCTGTCGCAATAGTAATTGTACCAGGCCAGTGCCCGGGTCAGGGCCATCTGGCGCTGTTCGGGTGTGGGCTGCGCGGGCCAAAGGGGTTCGCCACCTGTGAGATGTGTTTCTCCAGTTTTGGGCGCCAGCGGTTTGGGCATGGAAGATTTGGTCTCTGCGGTTTTGACTGCGGGTTTTTTCTTCATGGGGCACCTTTCATCAGTTTGGCCATTATAACATAGCTTTCAAAATTCTGCAAACATTCCTCGATCTGCGCCACGCTGCGTTCATATTCGCTGGTGATCCTGTGTAGCCTGCGGCACTCTACCTGGGCCCTACTGGCCTGTTGCATGGCGTGGCGCACAGCGTCTGCCATACGGATGCAGTCTTTGCGGGTGCGGGCGGGCAGTGCGCGGGCATGACGCTCTGCTTGGTCAAAACGCTGCTGGAGATCTTGCATAGCTTCCATTTTTCAATTATAGCACTTTGGCTATTTACGGTCAACCGCCCCATAAATACAAGATCATGCCCAGACTTAGCCTATACCGCCCCAATCGCACCCGTGATTACCAGTACCTGGACCGCATTATTAGCGAACGTTATACCGTGGGCGGCACTGACATCTATGTGCACAAGTACCTAGGCCCCCAGCCCGGTGGTGAAGATTCTGCTCTCAGCGGCAATGCTGACGCCACGCAGCCAGTGTATGACAGCCTCAATCCTCTCAACATCCAAGATCTGCTGTTGCTGGAAAACCGGGATCGGATCTATGCGCCCGATATCTATGTGATGCGCGGCGTGTTCAACATGCAGGACATAGACTTTGACCTAACACAGTTTGGTCTGTTCCTCAACAACGACACCCTGTTTATCACGTTCCACTACAATGACATGATAGACACCTTTGGGCGCAAGCTCATGAACGGTGATGTGCTGGAAGTGCCGGTGCTCAAAGACTACTACCCGCTCAATCCCAACATCCCCCAGCCGCTGCCCAAATACTATCAGATCCAGGATGCAGCATTCGCATCTGAAGGCTTTAGCCAGACTTGGTTGCCGCATCTATGGCGTGTCAAGGCCACCCCGCTCAACAATCAACAGGAGTTCAAAAACATCCTGGATCAAAAGGTAGCCCAGAGCACGGTGTGGGACAATGGTAATTTTTATCCTGCGGGCAGCATCGTGGATCAGGGTGGTGTACTTTATCAAGCCATAGTAAACGTGCCGGCTGGCGTTGACATCGCCAATACATCTTACTGGCGTGAATACAATGCTCCCACACAGAGCGAAGTGTTTAGCACGCGCACCAAAGATCAAGAAATCAACGATCACATACTCACCCAGTCCGAGGTCGAGGTACCTCTATCCGGTTACGAAACGCGAAACTATTACATACTGCCCACAGTGGCCGGACAACCGGCTGAGCCTGCTGTTTACAATCTCTGGGATCAGGACAGCATCTACAGCCAAGACATGGTGGTCAATGTGGGCCGCCAGTATTGGATCGCTCGCCAAAACGTGCCCGCTGGTGTAGACATCAACAATCAAGAATACTGGACTCCCTGGACCGCCACAGCGGGTGGACAGCCAGCCAATCCCACTTCACTGACCACCATAGATGGTGACACAGTTGACGGTACCCAGGGAGGCATGAACGTGACTCCCCGTGCAGATGGTTATACCGTGGGCTACCTTACTGGGGATGGTATCCCACCCAACGGTCTACCTTGCGGGGTGGGCGTGCAGTTTCCCGGTGGACCCAGGGCAGGCGACTACTTCCTGCGGTTGGACTACTTTCCCAATCGCTTGTTTAGATTCAACGGTGTCAGATGGCTCAAGATCGAAGACAGTGTGCGCAACAACATCAGCAATGGCAGTGACAACAACACTCTGCGCAGCGGATTCGTCAACAACAAATATACCACGCCCACCACGGATCAAGGCAATATCCCCAGTCGCCAAAGTCTCAGCGAAGCACTCAAACCCCGTGCAGACAACGGCAATCAGGGCGGGCACAAAGATTCGTTTCCCTATCCCAATACACAACCTGGACAAAGGTCCAGCTAAGGACACGCATGTATCAAAGTTTTTTTTACGACGAACAAATACGCCGTTTTCTCCTGCAGTTTACTCGTCTGGTCAGCAATTTCCAGATCGAGTATGGTCGCGACGAAGACAATGCCAACCAGGCCGCGCTGCTGCGAGTGCCAGTGCGATACGGTGATGCCAGTCGTAACGCCCAAACCATCATACAGCAGAACAGCGCCAACATGATGCCGGCCACGCCTCTCATGACCTTTTATATCAGCAATCTAGAGTATGCTCGCGACCGTCTGCAGGAACCCTATTTCGTAAGCAAGATGAACGTGCGCCAGCGCACCTATGATTCAGCTACAGAAACCTATGAAACCACACAGGGTAATGCGTTCACTGTGGAGCGGCTGATGCCTGCGCCCTATACTCTGACCATCAATTTGGACATATGGACCAGCAACACCAATCAAAAACTTCAGTTGTTGGAGCAGATGTTGCCCTTGTTCAACCCCAGCCTAGAGATTCAGAGCACGGATAACTTTATCGACTGGACCAGCTTGAGCGTGGTCTATCTAGATCGAGTGACTTGGACCAGTAGGAGTATCCCCCAGGGCACAGAAAACCCCATAGACATCGCTACCCTGACCTTTAGCATGCCCATATGGCTCAGCTTGCCCGTCAAGGTCAAGAAACTGGGTGTGGTCGAACGAGTTATCATGAACATGTATGATGCCCAGGGCGACATCAACGAAGCGGTGCAGAACAGTGATCTCTTGCTGGGTACCAGGATCATGGTCACGCCCTGGAACTACAAGCTAGTGGTGATTGACAATCAGATCCAGGTATTGTATGATCCAACCATAGTGCCCAACGGCGATTTGGCCAGCCTTGATCCCACCGCCATAGTGGGCGATAGTCCCCTGCTTTGGCCCGCGGTATTGGGTGCCTACGGTGCCTACCGCCCGGGTATCAGCCAGATCAGACTGAACTGGCCCATCGATAATCCCGACAATCAGATCATAGGCACTATTACCATCAATCCCAATGACGATCGCCTGGTTATCTATGACGTGGACCCCGACACGGCCCCGCAAAACACATTAGAGCCCATAGATGCCATAATTGATCCACTGGCATCAGCGCCCGGTTATGGACTGCCGGAGCCTGTGACCGGAGTACGTTATCTGTTGACACAGGGCACCGGCTCGGGCAACAATCTATTCAACCCTACCGCATGGCTGGGTGACCAAGGTCAGGCACTGGTGGCCCAGGCCAACGACATCATAGAGTGGAACGGTTTCCGTTGGCGTATCATGTTCGTGAGTCAAGATGAAACTGCCACACAGTACGTGACCAACATAACTACTGGTGTACAGTACGAATGGACGGGCACAGCATGGCAAAAAAGTTATCAAGGGGTGTACCCCGGGGGGACCTGGACCCTGGTTCTGTAAAAGCCGTGGGCGTGTGGTTCTACGCCCAGGACACGCAGAGATATCTTTATCTCATGCGCAACGACACCAAGCATCATCGCAGTTGGGCCCTGCCTGGCGGCAAGGTAGAATCTGGTGAGACACTGCTTGGTGCCATGGAAAGAGAGTGTCTGGAAGAGCTGGGCCACATGCCCAGCTATAGGCGTTTGGTACCCATCGAAAAATTCACATCAGCAGACGGTGCATTTGAATACAACACCTGGGTCTGCGTAGTTGATACCGAATTCCAACCTCGACTAAACGATGAACACCTGGGCTATGCGTGGATCAGTCGAGGCAATTGGCCCAAACCCATGCATCCTGGTCTATGGAACACCATTTCTATCGATCACATACAGGCCAAGATCCGTACGGTAGAACAAAACCTCTAGATGGGCTGTGCAAACAGATATTGATCTGCGGGTTGTAGATCTCGAACTGCGCTTTTCAGTTGGGCTCTGACCTCAGGTGATACCAGTTGGGGATGTACCCACCAATCTTCAAAACTGTGTGACTGATCAAATGCTATGTCAGCTGCCATGAGCTCATAACCCCGTGATCGCAGGTAGTCCCGGCTCTGGTCTCGCACAGTGGTATCCGCATAGTAATCATGCTCAAACGTGATAGCGGCGAATCTATACTTGTGCCATGGCATCATGGTCAGGATGGTCAAGCTGTTCTGCGGTGGATCACAATCTATCTGTAGATATCCTAGATCTCGCGGCGCGCCGTGGGTCTCCAACAGTTGGGCATAGTCAGTTTGCAAGGCGTCCTGGCACAGCACCCTGTTGTGACGTTGCTGTTGGAAATCTTTTACCTTGGCGCTGTCGATGTCTAGACTGATGCCGCGCCAACCAAATTGAGTTTCTAACAGGGCAGTATTGTTGTTGTAGAAAGGTTCGGCGCTGCCCACTTCAAGATACCATTGCTCTCTACGCCCCTGGTTGGCGGCCAACACGAACAGGTCCTGGAGACACTGACTGTGATTGTGTTTGATCTGATCCAATCCCGGAAAACTGCTGCGTATGCGTCCAGCGTGGCTGGGGTCATAGGGTATGGTCAGGCGCGGCCAACCACAGATTCGGAGGTTGCGTTCACAGGCTTCTTTATGGCATTGATCCAGGGGCCAGCTGTAGCGCAGATCAAACATCATGCGGCGGCTTTCTTCACAGTGCCCCACCCACCAAGCACACACGCCATGCTCGAACAACAGGCCCCATTTGCCCGGGTACTCCACATCCGTGGTCAAGGGTTCATGATCCCAATCACACATCTTGAGAGCTATGGAACTGATAAACCAACCCTCATGCCATTGCTCCTGGCGTTCGTGTGCCCGCGCCAAGAGAAAGTAGGCTTCGGGACGATCCAGACACAGGGTCATGGCCTTTTGCAGCAGTACCTTTTGGGTGTCGTCACGGGTTCTCTGACGCCCAAAACACAGGGCCATCCTCAGGAGCGATTCATACTGCAGGGTCACATCCTGTGTGCGTTCTGCGGTGCGCAGGTAAAAACTGATGGCAGCGCCGGTCTGCCCTAGATTTTCGTACTCCAGTCCCAAACGGAAATTGCAGCCAGCATCGTCAGGTTGGTTGATATAGTCTAGGAGATGTTTCATCGAGGATAGAATCGTATGGGTTGGGGTGCTGGATGCGCACCATTTTCGCAGCTGAGGCACATGGTGTAGCAGGTTTCTGGTTGGGGCACCACTTGTTCATAGCTTTGGCTATCCAGATTGCCTATAATATTGTCAAGGCCATAGTCCATGCAGCACAAGCTGACATCACCGTTGGGCAGCATGACATTGTGATAGAGATTTTCCACGCAGCCGCAGGTCCTGGGTCCATCGGTGTGTTGGATGCGGTTCCAGCGGTGACGCATGTTCATGAGTTCAGGCTTGAGTATGGCCTCCCGGCTGAGGTTGCCAGCGCGATCCCACATCTGACCCACCGAGAAAGTACCGTCAAAACAATGTGCCACTGCGGGATGCACCTTGGAGCCCATGCTCATTATTTGAAAATTTTGTATTTGATGCGCATTGTCTCTTACCCATTCGCACAGACGCACATAGCCCGGAGTGATGGGGTGTTTGGCCAGGAGCTCACTGTCAGGCAAGTGGAAGGTAAATCCGCCGTTGGGCTCGCCCGCATAGGGTATGTGGGCTATGCGTTCTATGTCGTCGATGCTCATGCCAATGCCCGTGGTAAACACGCTCACGGGATGACCGCGCTCGTGCGCATACAAAACCATGTCAGAGCAGCGGCGGTTCAACCAGGGCTCCACAAAACCCGAGAATGTGATGCGTACCTCTTGAGGTATGGTTTCAAGTCTGCGCTGGAAATCTTCCAGCCGCATTATCCTATCACCTTGGTAGCGCTCGACCAAGAGTCGCTGGGGACAAAACACACAGTCTACCACGCAACCACGTTCGGGCACGGTGGTGGTCACTTCCATGGTGGGCGCGGGATGATGCTGCCAAGCACGTTTTTTCGCTGTGGGTATGTGATTGTCGATCCATAGATTGATTGCGCTGTAGTATTCTATGAACCAGTCGCTCCAAAGATTAGGCTTGATGTTCACATAGTCCAAGCTCATTACCCGATGCGAGGTCATTTCTCTCAGGTAGGTATCTCGGAATCGGCGAAATTTGTCCTTGAGCTCGGGGGTGTTGAGATGGAACTCGCCGGCTATCTTGCGCACATTGCGACAGATCCACTCAAAATTTTCGTCCGTGAAGATATCATATTCACCGCCTTCACAATCGGTTTTGAGAAAATCTATTTGTTTGATCTCATGCTGTGCCAACAGGCCCATGAAAGTAATGGTGTCCACAGCACGAGCGTCTTGGCCCGAACTCATCTCAGTTTGGTTGGGATCAAATAGGCCCGATACCAACTGGTTGCCGGTGGAACGTGATAGGGCTCGATTGATAACCGTGACTGGTAGCTGCGAGCGTTGGGCGTTGGTGATCAAACTGGCGAACAGCTCGGGCTCGGGTTCGAGACAGTAGATGTGTGCGGGCTTTTGATCACGGATCTTCCACACAAAAGGACCCACGCTGGCGCCAACGTCCAGGACCACATCACCAGCCTCTACTGGGAAAAACATCTGGTAAACATCTCTGTTGAAGATTTCGTCGTAGACTTGCCCATGGAACCAGCTGTTGCGCTGTATGTTACCCCAATCAAGTCCCCGCGCCTCGGGCCTGGCTCCCCACAACAATTCCTCCAGCAAAGATCGAGCCATGCGCAGCACGAATGCAGCGTTGTCCTGATAGCCAAAACTTATCAGCAGATCATCGCCCTGCCAGGCAGCGCCACAGCAAAACTCTATGTCAGCGCCCATAAAACTAAAACTGTTGGTAATGTGGATCAACTGCCAATCGCGCGTCCAAACCACGAACCTGTGTCTGTACACAGCATCTTTTTGCCCGTGTTCGCTCTTGAACAGATCTACCTCATGCGTCAGTGCCAGATAGTAATCGCCGTAGGGGATGACCTGGCTGCCACCTCTAAGATCGGGCAGGCCCTGTCTGAACGCAGCGGGATCTAGATGTATGGTCGTGGTAGTGTGATTCCGGGGATCATATCTCACCACTTCGGTGGGATTGGTCCATTTGACATAGGTATAGGGCTGGTCCAAGACTGGCATCCAGTTCTTTTCACAGTAGCTGGTGTTGGCGCCCGGAGCGGGTATGCGCACGCGACTGATTTCTTGGCAGGTGGATGGATCTATCTCGCTCAGCTCCATGCGTCCTTGTCCATTGGTAGTGGTATCGCGGCGCACACCAGTAAAATACAGATGTCCGTCCCAGTCCACTATCCTGGCATCTTCCAGCCCCACAAATTCCCAGATTGGTTCCACGTCCAGCTTGGCAGTGTCCACCTGTTGTACCCGTTGGATCGCGAGATCATCATGCAAATGGGCCAGATGATTCCAGGTGCGCAGGTGCCGATCGTTTTCGGGGTGCAGATACTGCAATGGCCCGTAACGATGCTGAAACTGTTTGTTTTCGCTGTGATACAGAGTGTAGTTCACATGCCGGATGTTGCACAGCACGCGCTGGCCGTCCACAAAAATTGACGGGTTCATGAGACCAGTACCGTTGGTCTGGTCCGCAGGTATGATTAGGGGATGCAGGCTGCCACCATGGTCTAGCGTTACTTTGACCAGACCTTTTTGTGCCACTTGTTGTGAGAGACTCATGTCTCTCTGATTTATGCTAGACCTGCGATCTAGTCTAGGTTTTCGCACAGCCCAATCGTGAGCATCGTCAATTTTGAGAAATAAATTGGATCTAAATCAATTTTGACTTGTATCTCACCCGTTAGAGTCTGCCCACTACTATTTCGATAATCCCGGTGTCGCCGGTGAAATCTTCCAGAGCTTTGCCAATCACAGTGCCTATCATGGGCTGTGCCGATGCGCGAGCTGTTCCATCACCGGCGCTTACCATCATATCACCCTTGAGGACATTTCCGGTCACTGATGTGGGTACCCGTCCGGTTAGGGCCACCACCACGGGATATTCAGCAGTCAATCCTGCATTCATCACATAGCTGGGATTGGTTGATACCACACCTGCTATACGAGCATCGCTGGGAGATAGACTCAATGTGACTTCGTTTGCGCCACCAAAGCTCAACACAGTACCGGGAGCGTAGGCTCGATCACCCGCATAGGTCTCGGCCAAGTCAGCGTACTGTGCTGATGTGGCCTTGGCGAATATGGTGTTGAAGTAGCCTGTGGCATTGCCGATGTTGCCCACACCGTTGGCCTGACCGTTGGTGATATCCTTGTTGATCTGGATGGTACCAGTACCGGTGGGTGTGAGGAACACCCAGGCGTTGGCCGCTGTACTGGTCAGTGTGAGGTTGCCCGCGGACGTATGCACCGCAGACACCAGGTTACCACCCGTGACGTTGCCTGTGGCACTGATCAATCCAGCTGTGGTTACGTTGCCACCTATGACGTTGCCCGAGGCCGATACTGTGGTTCCCTGCACCAAAGTGGTGGCTATAACGTTGCCGCCGTTGACGTTACCTGTGACCGATACTGTAGTGCCTGTATGGGTGGTAGCATTGACGTTGGCACCACCTAGTATGTTACCACCGGTGATGTTGCCGGTGGCCGACATCAGACCCGCTGTGGTCACATTACCGGCTATGACGTTAGCAACCGCGCTGACCGTGCCTGCAATTATGAGGCCGGAACCGGTCGCACCGGGTACTGTAAATGGCGTCAAGGAGTTCCAGGTAATCGTAGTCTGTGGTGAGACAGTGAAGTTATTGGTGCTGGAATCCACCAAGTAGGTAGCTTGAGTCGCTGCACCCAATAAAAGCTGAGTATTGGCTATAGCAGTCAACGGTGAAGTTGACGGGGTAAATGTTGTGGTATAAACCGCTGTGCCTTTGACCGCACGTAGATTGGTGATATAGCCTGTGAGTTTCGCTCCCGCAGTATCACCATAAGCACCGAGATAGGGGCGACCCGAGGGGCAAGTATAGTTGTTAGTATCAGTATAGGTTACACCGGACTGAGTACCGTTTATCCATAATTTGGTACTGCCCGATGCTCGACTCACCGCCACGTGTGTCCAGGCATTGAGTGTCACAGCACCGCCGGTAATGGCTGTGGTACCACCATATTGGTATGTCCATGACCCGCTGGCCGCATTGATCAGTGGTGATATATCTGCCGTGCCAGTTCGCTGATCATATATCACACCGGCAGTGGTTGGATATACCCAGCATTCGATCGTGAAGTCGCCGGTGCCAAAGGCCAGAGCCGTGGTTCCTGCTACCACGTTGGCATAGTTGCTTCCATTGAAAAACAAACTACCACCGACAGTTCCAGGTGTAGTCAGAGTGATATTACCGGCAATGACGTTACCAACCACGCTCAAGGCAGATCCACCAGAATTGGCTATGGATACCTGAGTATTACCGGTAAGGCTTACCGTGCCGTTACCAGTATCAGTTCCTATAGTAATGGTAGTAGTTGAGTTAGCTGCACCACCGGTACCAATGTTGATGGTCTTGGTATTACCGCTACTTGTGGCACCTGTGGCTATGTTGGCGGTCTGACCGGCGGTGCTCTGACCAATCAAGATAAGACCTGTGCCTGCGGTACCACCTAGAGTAATGGTACCCGATGTTTGGCTGGTACCCATGTTCAACGCAGTGGTAGTACCCGAGAATGTTACCGCGCCAGTGGCGCTGAGAGTAGCACCTTGGACCAAAGTTGTAGCTATGACGTTACCACCATTGACATTACCTGTAGCTGACATCAGACCCACGGTGGTTACGTTACCACCCTGTATGTTACCAGCAACACTCAACGCCGATCCACCAGTATTGGCTATGGCCACTGTGGTAGCAGTATTGAAAGTCACCGTAGCTGCTGCTGTGGTAGCCGTAACCGGTCCGATAGCTATGGTCGTGGTCGAGCCTGCCAGGCCGCCCAGACCAATGTTGATAGTTTTGGTAGAACCCGATGCGGTCGCGCCGCCCTGGATATTTGTGGTCTGATTACCGGTGCTTTGTCCTAGAGTTATCGCGCCAGTTTGGCTTGTGCCACCTATGATACAAGTGCCCGAAGTAGCACCAGTACCAAACCTATGCTGACCTGTGGTGCTGCCCGTCAACTGCAAACTACCAGTCAACGATGTGTTGACTGCGCTAAGGTCCGCTACTGAAATAATATTACCACCAGTTACGTTGCCCGTAACATTTAGAGCGCTTAGTACATTGCCGGTCAAACTGAGACCAGCGGTATTGATATTACCGCCAGTGATGTTACCAGTACCGGTAACCTGACCTGCACCAAATATCACGTTGCCGCCAGTGATGTTACCAGTACCGGTAACCTGACCTGCACCAAATATCACGTTGCCGCCAGTGATGTTACCAGCTACACTCAGCGCAGAACCGCCGGTATTGGCTACGGCTATAATGGTATTGGCTGTATAGGTTACGGTAGCGTTGCCAAGGTTCTGACCAATGGTTATGTTAGTGGTGCTGTTGGCTGCACCGTTCGTACCAAAATTGATAGTTTTGGTAGTTCCACCGATGCCGGCGCCCGTGGCGATCAAAATATTGGCCGATTGCTGGGTAGGCAGCAGAGTCATGTTACCAGTCTGCTGACTGCCACCTATGGTCAGCGCACCACCGGTCTGGCCATTGATATTGACTGCACCGGTGGTGGTTAAGTTGACCGCACCGGTAGCAGAGATAGCACCCGTGGTCACGTTGCCGGATGTGACATTTCCAGTTACACTAAGCAAATTAGTGCTGGCATTGAATGATAGACCTGCACTATTAATGTTGGCCACTTGATCAGAACCCGCAGCCCCAACCATCACTGGATACAGAGCAGTACTGGTAGTGTTTTCAGTGGCGTTGATTACATTGCTAGTTCCTGCACCGCCCTGAACACCACTTATGCCCTGAACACCTTGTGTGCCGGTAGCACCTTGTGTTCCCGCACCTGTAGTTCCCTGAGCACCAGTAGTTCCTTGGCCGCCTGTAGCGCCCTGAGCCCCCGTAGCGCCCTGTGCGCCTGTGGTACCCTGTGCGCCGGTTGTGCCCTGGGCACCCGTAACACCTTGACCGCCTGTGGCTCCTTGAGCGCCAGTTGTGCCTTGACTGCCTGTGGCTCCTTGAGCACCAGTTGTGCCTTGTGCTCCAGTTGTGCCTTGAGCGCCAGTTGTGCCCTGTGTGCCGGTTGTACCCTGACTACCTGTGGCTCCTTGACCACCCGTGATTCCCTGTGTACCAATCGTGCCCTGGGCACCCGTAACACCTTGACTGCCTGTGGCTCCTTGAGCACCAGTTGTGCCTTGAGCGCCAGTAGTTCCCTGGGTGCCTGTAGCACCCTGTGCGCCAGTGGTACCCTGAGTGCCTGTGGCACCAGTAGCACCTTGGGCACCGGTCACTCCATTGACCAGAGCCACAAAAATATTTTGATTTGATGTGAACTGAGCAGTGCCTCCTGAAGCCAACAATGTAACCGGATAGGTCCAATAGTTGTTGGTCACATTGGTAGGAGTGCCCGATACCTGCCACTTTTGATAATTGGCGCTGTTGCTGCGATCCTGTATGGTAATAACTTCGGTCTGTACTATCAGAGCCAGGAAGATGTCAATATCAACACCGTTGCCGTCTAGGTGATCGATGCTGATGTTGCCCGCTGATGTCTGCGTGACATTGTCCCAAAGAACCTTGCCATCGCCCGGGTCGCCAGATGTTGCACCAGTATTGGCCTGATAGTTGAATAGGTTACTGCTGGTACCCTGATTACCTTGTGTACCTGTAGTTCCCTGGATGCCCTGACTACCGGTCGTGCCTTGGGCACCTGTGGTACCCTGGGCGCCTGTGGTTCCCTGGGCTCCAGTTGTGCCTTGACTGCCTGTGGTTCCCTGGGCTCCAGTTGTGCCTTGTGCTCCGGTTGCGCCTTGGCTGCCAAGTACCCCTTGAGTTCCTTGGGTTCCTACCGTGCCCTGAACTCCCTGGCTACCAGTTGTGCCTTGCGCTCCTGTGGTACCTTGCGCTCCTGTGGCGCCCTGGGTTCCTGTGGTTCCTTGTACCCCTTGACTGCCTGTGGTTCCTTGTACCCCTTGCGCGCCTGTGGTTCCTTGTGCGCCAGTGGCACCTTGGCTACCGGTTATGCCTTGAACACCCTGGGTACCTACTGTGCCTTGAACACCCTGGGTACCTACTGTGCCCTGAGCACCCGTGATGCCTTGGATGCCTTGCGTACCCGTAGCACCCTGAGCTCCTGTATTACCTTGAGCTCCAATAGAGCCTTGGGCTCCCACCGCACCTTGGCTGCCAGTTGTGCCTTGACTACCGGTCGTGCCCTGTGCACCCGTGACGCCTTGTGCACCTGTGGTACCCTGTGCACCCGTGACGCCTTGCGCACCCGTGGTGCCTTGAGCGCCGTCAGTACCCTGTGCCCCAGTTGCGCCTTGTGCACCAGTAGTACCTTGATTGCCAATAGTACCTTGGACACCTTGTGCACCTGTAGTTCCCTGAGCACCAGTAGTTCCTTGGCCGCCCGTGATGCCTTGAGCGCCTGTGGTGCCTTGTGCTCCAGTGTCACCTTGTGCACCCGTAATGCCTTGAGCACCTGTGGTGCCCTGTGCGCCTGTGTTGCCTGTAGTGCCTTGTGAACCCGCAGCACCCTGAATACCCGTGGTGCCTTGACTGCCAGTAATTCCCTGCGATCCCGTAGCGCCTTGGGCACCGGTCACGCCATTGACCAGGGCCACAAATATATTCTGGTCTGATGTGAATTGTGATGTTCCACCTGAATCTAGTAGAGTAACCGGATAGGTCCAATAGTTGTTGGCCACTGAACTGGGCGTGCCCGATACCTGCCACTTTTGATAATTGGCGCTGTTGCTGCGATCTTGGATGGTAATAACTTCGGTATTTTGGATCAATGCCAAGAAAATATCAATGTCCTGGCCACCATCGGTAAGATGATCGATATTGATTGAAGTGGCATTGATCTGGGTAGAATTGTTCCAGATCACATGACCATTGCCGGGGTCACCTGATGTAGCACCAGTGTTTGCTTGATAATTGAACAAGTTACTTGATGTACCGGTATTGCCCTGAGATCCAGTTGTGCCTTGTGCACCTGTGGTACCTTGTGCGCCAGTTCCGGTTGTGCCCTGAGCTCCGGTAGTTCCTTGGCCGCCTGTAGCGCCCTGAGCTCCGGTTGTGCCCTGGGCACCATTTGATCCATTTGTACCCTGAGCTCCGGTTGTGCCCTGGGCACCATTTGATCCATTTGTACCCTGTGCACCAGTAATACCCTGTGCACCAGTAATACCCTGTGTACCAGTAATACCCGGTGTACCAGTAGTACCTTGTGCACCCTCAGTGCCCTGAGCACCTGTGGTTCCTTGACCGCCTGTGACCCCCTGGATACCCGTAGTACCTTGAGTACCTGCGGTTCCTTGAGTACCTATGCTTCCAGCCGTACCTTGTGCCCCGTTGGTTCCTTGTGCTCCAGTATTACCTTGAGCACCTGTGGTGCCTTGACTGCCCGTGGTACCTTGTGTTCCTGTTCCGGTAGCACCTTGCGCACCATCGGTGCCCTGTGCACCCGTGGTTCCCTGTGCACCCGTGGTACCTTGATTTCCCAAAACACCTTGCACACCCTGGATACCAGTGGCTCCTTGACTTCCAGTAACACCCTGAGCACCAATCACACCCTGAGCACCAGTTGATCCTTGTATGCCCTGTGTGCCAGTACCACCTTGCGCACCTATTGCGCCTTGTGCTCCAGTAGAGCCTTGTGCCCCATCGGTGCCTTGGACCCCTTGTGTGCCAGTTGTACCCTGAGCACCCGTAGTACCTTGTTGTCCAAGTACGCCCTGTATGCCTTGGCTACCCGTGGCGCCTTGCACGCCTTGTGTACCGGTGCCACCCTGTGCACCCGTAGTTCCCTGTGCACCAGTGGTACCTTGAGTACCTGTGCTACCTTGTGCCCCAACAGAGCCCTGAGCTCCAGTTGATCCCTGAGCACCAGTTGATCCTTGGGTTCCAGTTGATCCTTGAGCGCCCGTACCACCTTGAGCGCCTGTACCACCTTGAGCGCCTGTTGTACCCTGTGTACCATTTGGGCCTGGAGTACCTGACAGATTTACCGACCACGAACTATATGTACCAGACCCCACTACGCTGGTAACGTTGGCCACCAACTGTCCGGTCCCACTGTTGTAGCTGGTAACTGTGCCTTCCATATAGTTACTGCTATCGTAGGCAATGATTATGTATTGACCAGGGATATATGCTAGACTGGTACCAATGGTGAGAGTTTTGGCGCCAGTTCCAATTGACAAGCTGGTTGCGCTAGTGGTATTATAAGCATCACCGGTGATACCTTGAGATCCAATAACACCCTGTATACCCTGGGCACCGGTACTACCCTGAGTTCCTAAAATACCTTGAGTTCCTTGGGAACCGGTGCCACCTTGAGATCCAATAACACCTTGTATACCTTGGCTACCAATGCTACCTTGAGTTCCCACGGTACCTTGAGTTCCTTGAGAACCAGTACTACCTTGCGTACCTAGTACGCCTTGCGTACCTGTAGTGCCTTGCGCACCTGTAGTGCCTTGCGCACCTGTAGTGCCTTGCGCACCCGCAGTTCCCTGGGTTCCAGTTGTGCCTTGAGTACCTGTAGTGCCTTGTGCCCCCACAGTACCCTGTGAACCTATAGTACCCTGTACGCCCTGTGTTCCCACAGTGCCTTGCGTACCTTGAGTACCAGTAGAACCTTGAGCACCTGTGCTGCCTTGGGCGCCAGTGGTGCCTTGGGTTCCTGTAGTACCCTGCGCACCAGTTCCTCCTTGTGCGCCAATATTGCCTTGAGTTCCTATTGCCCCTTGGATTCCTTGAATACCTGTGCTACCTTGTGTACCTGTGGTACCTTGCACACCTACTATACCTTGTGCGCCTACCGCACCTTGGATACCATTGTTGCCTTGACTACCTGTGGTTCCTTGACTACCTGTGGTTCCTTGACTACCTGTGGTGCCTTGAATTCCAGTTGTGCCTTGACTGCCAGTCGTGCCTTGGCTACCCGTAGTGCCTTGGCTACCCGTAGTGCCTTGAGAACCTTCAATACCCTGGGGTCCAACTACACCTTGGATACCTTGTATACCTAAGTTTCCCTGGGCACCAGTACTGCCCTGTGCACCTGACCCAGTGGCGCCCTGTGCGCCGTCGGCACCCTGGATACCCCCAGATCCTTGCGTACCTGTAGCGCCCTGTGCCCCTGATCCAGTGGCGCCTTGCGTCCCAACAATACCTTGCGTGCCAATGGCACCTTGGCTGCCCGTGGCTCCCTGAGTGCCAGCCACTGGTTGACCGTTAGCCAAGCTGAAACTGTTTGCCACGATATTGGCTGCACCGCCAAATATGACCGAGTCGGCGTTGGCCGAAATCTCAGCTACACCTAGGTAAATGGTGCTGTTACTGAGGTATAGATCTTGCCAGCGACTATTGGCCGATCCTAGATCATATTGTATGTTTGCACCAGGCAGTAGATCTGCTTTGATCGTGACCGCTGTATTGCCAAAAACCGCGATATTGCCGGTACCATTCACACCAACCGTGACATTGCTGTTGGCTGCGACCACTGCCACGTTAGAAGTGCCGTTGGCTATGGCGGTGCCGTTACCGCTACCACCGCCGGAAATACCTGTTAGAAAAGCACCGTTACCATAATAGTAACGACTGTAAGTGGTATCAAAATACCTGTTGGAGGACCCAAGATCATAAACTGAATCTATCGTAGGTACCACAGTGCTGGCCACTGTGACATTGCCCACCCCGTTTCCAGCCAAAACTAGATCAAGATTGGTGTCGCTGGTCGTGATCCGGTTGTTGCTGATGGTTACCTGGGAGTTTACCGGGCCTACTGCCCAAACGTTGGCAAAATTGTTGTTTACAGCCTGGAACGCATCACGCAGTGATTCGCCTGTGCCGTCGTTGGCCACCAGGCCCGTGTTGATTGTGAGAAGGGTTTGATCGCTCATGCCAAGTCTGTCCTATTGTCATATTTAGTTGAACGAACAGCACCAAACCAACTGCACCGCTAGAGGTTTTTGCCCGCGGCCACGCGCTCTAGAAAGCGATCCATGGGTAGGCAAGCCCAGTTGCCCAACCTAGAGAATTCAGGAATATCTGCGGTGTTTTTGCCCATGATCCTGATAAAGTTAGTTCTTGGGAATCGTTTGGCCACAGTGCAGAGC